CCTGTGGGCTGCGGGACTCTGTCTGTCATGGGTTTCTTGGAGGCTTCTTCTTCAGCTTTTTTCTTGGCTTGCTGCTGCCGGAGGACGTGATCAGGGACTAGAAGCGTCGTCATAATTCACCTTTTTTAGCAGGGCGCGTAACTCTTCGATTGAATAAGTGATGCCCTGAATCTCACCTACCATCGCACGGTAGGCTTCCATGTCAGAAGCACCACCACTGGTTATTGATAAGCTAATATCATCTACTCGAGTTTGCAAGGTTTTCTGATACCTTGAAAGAAAATCAACGATATCCATTTAGCCGCCTACCTGCTCTCTGGCCCTTTTCAAAGCCAGCGCAGGAGGTACGCCCTGCGCTATAAGTGGAATCCTTATAGCGTCAATTCGAGCATCTCGTTCTCTCATTTGTGCGACATCAGTCGGTTTAAGCATGGATTGAAGCACTCTTGCAAAGGCAGGGTCATCCGACCTGTCTATAGGTGCCGCCAATCTGGTTCCCAAAAGTTCTTCCCCCACTCCCGCTGTCAAATCTGTTGGGGCTGTTGAAGTCGGAATTGTTGCCGAGAGACGATCTGGATAAAGCTCATCATACGCGTCCTGGAAAAACTCCATGCGCTGGGCTACATCTTCAAACTCATCTATAGCTCCCCCAAGCCTATCCGTTGCTGAACTAAGCACCGACTCTCTGGAAACAGTAGCGGGTGCTTCTAGATTAGGGATGTAGTTAGGAATTCGTCCTTTACGCGTTTGAACAACCCTGTTGTCCGAAACAACAGGAGGTGTTGTCATCACGTCATCAGTAAATATCGGACGATAGGTAGACTCTGGTACAAGACGCGAGACAGGAGGTGTCGCCAAGATTTCTGCCGCTGTAACAGGAACTTGAGTTTGCACCCCAGTCAATTCTTCAAAGGCAGCAGCTTCGTCATCTGACTCAAAGATACCACGATCTACCGTTCCTCGAACGGCAAATGGATCATACATTTCTGGATAACCATCATAGTCTACTGCACCGCTTGCCCCTTGAGCATCCGTGGTAAAAGGGGTGAACACATCACTGATTGAGGGCATCGATGTTGTAGCAGGTGTAACAGGTGTAACAGTACTTGGTGCAGCTTGAACAGGAGCCGTGCCCATTGCAGCATCAACACCCTCTGTGCTGTAGTTCACGCCCATGTCGTCAAGCGTTCTTAATCTGTTTCCGCCACCTAAAAGACCTTGAATAATACTAACACCGGGGATGAAACTCGCTAAACCAGCAATTCCTCCACGAGGTGTGGTGGGCCTGACAGCAACTCGCCCCATAGGGGTGTCCGAGCCTATCTTTAGTGCAGGAGCATAACCTGGAACACGCGGACCTCTGCCACCTCTTTGAGTCCCTTGACCACTTACAAGACCCCGGTATTGATCAAAGGCTTGTCTGTTTAACTGGGCAATTCGCTGTGGAGAAAGCTGATTTCTGTAGTCAGCTTTTGCTCCAAAAATACCCGCGTCACCGTATGGATTAAAATCGGAACGGCCCGTGGTGGTCAAAAACTGCTGATAATCATCCTGCTCGTCACTGCTTATAGCGACCTCTGGGGTCTGACTAGACAAGTCAATTACGTTTGTTGTGCCCCCAACAAGAGGACGGTCTTGAGGAATCGGACTCGGTCCCCGATCTTCAAACGACATCCCATAGTAACCATTTGCCACTAGTACACTCCTGAAAACTTAGTGCCCCTGATCGCGGCACCCGCACCACGGGCTTGCGAAGGCATATCAACCTCTACTCCGCCCATAGCTCTACTTTTACGCTTCGGTGTCTGGTTAGTAGAACGACCAGAAACTCCACCTCTTCCGTCAGTGCTTTCGCCTTTGTTTTTCTTCTCATCTTCTTTATCGACATCGATTTCCGTGTCTTTCGTCACGATGTCAGCCATACGACCTACGCGCGCAGCCTCATCTCTGAAAGACTTGTTTATCTTATCAACCTCGTTTTGAATGCTCGAAAGGGTGCTAGAACCACCCATCTGAAACTCAACAGAATCCAAGGTCTCGGCCTGACTCGCATGCGTCTTTGACGCTTTCTTCAGTCCCTTGGCTACCTTGTCTACCTTCGTCTGCATCTTGTTCATGTTACTCTCCAATACCTGAGAACCGCCATCCTTGCGCCGTCGGCCCTCCTCAACAAGATTCTTGGCTTTACCGTAACCTATACCAAGGTCACCTGCAAACTGCCTAATACGTGGTCGTGCCATCTACTTAACCTTCTCTTTTTCGTGCCCCAGCCAGACCGCAAATGCACCTGTCATGGCCCCCGTGACTACACTCACTAACCCGGCTTGCGCTGGCGTAGGGTCTGGCAATGTCATAAACCACTCCACTACTCGCCAAGCCGATATTGACATCATAACCATCATTAAGCGAGGAAGTATCTTCCAACGCAGAAATCTTTCCATTGTGACTTCGGCCACGGTTCTTCTCCGCTTGTTGTGAGGTGGTACGATTGTGCATATCCCACATAATCATCACTTCTTACCAAAAAACTTGGTAGCACTACGTACGCCAAAAGAAGCAGCAACAATAACACCAAGGGAATACTGATACCAGTCGGGCATCTTATCCAACTGTTCAAAACCATTTGCTACTACACCCTCCATCCCCGGAATAAAGCTCAATATGAGTGGGACCGAGAACAAGATTACAAGCCATTCGTCCTTCCAAGACGACTGACTTCCACGAGCCATTTCAAGATCCCAATCAATCTCACCCGTGGCTTTCTTCTCCATGATGACGGCTTCAGCCTTGGCCTTGGCAACCTTTGCACCCGTCTCAGCCTTGGTCTTTTCAACCTTACCTTCCAACCATGTGCCGGCTAAAGAGGCAATCGGACCTATCAATGCTTGAATCATTTGTTTCTCGACAATGCTGCCTGTGTGTTGATGCGGTAGATGTTTACATCGTTTCGTGCATCCGCAATGTTCTCTTGCAGCCCTTGCCGCTGTTGCGCCAACTCGTAAGCCTGTTGCAGCTTGGCCTGATCAATCTGGAAATCCATTTGATCATTCATCATTTTACGTTGAATTTCCACCTGCGCGTTTTCAAGCTCTTGCTGGCGTATGCCTACCAACGGATCTTGATTCTGTGCCGGCTGAATCATTGGCATGATCTGCTGCATGATCTCACCAGTCTGCTGTGCTACAGCGGACTCAATTACATTTGGATCAGGCTGTTGTGGCGTCTGACCTTGCGCCATAGCCTCCTGCTGCGCGCTTTGGAAGAAGGCTACAACTTGGTCCCTCGCAAGCATGCCTACGTGCTCCTGCACATGAGACAACAGCAACAGAAACGCCTGTGGGCTAGCGCTTGCCGCAGGTGACGATAAGAACATAGCATGCGCCACAATGTGCGCTTCATGATCCTGTTGTGGGAACACCTGCAAAGGCTTGGCTTTCACCGCGTTTGAGTTTTCAGTGGCAGGGTCTACAGGTGCCGGTGGTGGTGGCGGCGGTAGAATTGCATCAATGTTCTTGATGTCCAACGCATCGTACATCCGGCGATACGCCTCATACATATTATGCATTTGTGGGGCTTGCGAAGCCAACTGCATTTGAGTTTGAGCCAACGACAAACGCTGCGACATAGAAAAGATTGTCGGATCTGACACCGGAAGGATGTCTACACGACCATCAAAGTCCTGCTGCATAATTTCAGCAGGTACGCCCTGACCCACAAAATAAGGATACGGCACAGGATTGTCGGCAAAAACTTCAGCTAAAAGACGAAACTCATTCTTCTGACCATAATGCAGACGCTTGTGGATCGAGGATATGATCTTCGACCCCTGCTCAATCAGTGCAACTGTGGTTCCGACGGGGGCTTGGGAATTAACGTCGGAGATTTTTGCATCTGCGACTTGAGCGAACCTGCGTCCGGAATCGACAATAACGCCCAGTAGTTGAGCAAGTGTGCCAGAAGGTTCCTTGTATGGAAGGGGCATAAGAGCATTCCGAAGATCACCGCCGGGAGCATCAATATCACGGAACTCGCCAGGAGAAAGCGGCTCATCGTCGTTACGAATACGAACACCACGAGCCTTGAAGCCGGCAGGCAGATTCGAAAGAGTGCCCGCATCAACAAGTTGTCGAAGGATCGATGTCGCTGCACGGGAAAGACCTCCTATAGTATGAAGCAGGCCAAAGCCATAAAACCCAAACCCAGGCAGAAACTTATAGTGAGTGAAATATTGTCGCTTTCTGCGAAGCGGGTCCATCTCCCGATAGTTTCGCACCACTGAAAGAACTTGTCCTGAATCTTCATCCAAAGTGACAATGTAAGGGAGTTTAACGCCCGTAGGCTCACCTTCGGGTGAAAGATCCTCAAAGCCTTCAAGATCAAGCTCAGTGTGAATTTCAAGTAATGTATGGATGTCGTTACCATACGACGGGCGAACGCCTTGCAGTTCGTTACCTGTTGCCCTAATTGAACTATCATCATCCTCTTCTCCAGCCTGAAGATCAATGTCCCGATACACGTCCGCAACTTGAAGCTTACGAAGTTCGTTCTCAGTCATCCGCACTACATGCGTGACACGTTCGGCTGTGTTCAAGTCACTCGCCGAGTATGGAACAATCAGATCCTCCGCCGGAACAAACTTTGAAACTGCTCGTTGCTTACCTGCATCAAAGTATACCTTTTTGAAGGTCGAACCTGTCAAAGGTAGATAAAACAGCATTTGATCCGTGTCCGGATCATACTCTTCCATTACTTCGGTAATCTGGTAATTCATGAAGTCTTTGACACGCTGTGCCTGATCCTCAAGCATCTTATTCGCTGCGCCAAGAACCTGTGCCTTTACTGGGCCTCCAGCCGGCAGCATCTCCTTATAGGCTTGTGCTTGAAACTGTGTCACGGCTTCGCTCAACAGCGGATGGTGAACACCACTCGCACCAAGGAACGGCTCGTTGCGTTCTTCATAGTTCACACCAAGAAGCTTTAACCCCTTGGAAATAGTCTCTTCCCAATCTTCACGAGACTCTTTGTCATCATCAATCTTGTCTCGCAAATCCGATGACAAAGCACTAAGGGCTGAGTCGTCCAGAACCTCCGCAAGGTTTGCGTTATGCGTATACGGCTCGGCGTCTACCTCGACCATCTCCTCCATGCCGGCAAGTTCAATGCCTTCAGGAAGCATGTCCTCTTCAGGTAGCTCGACCATCATTTCTTGGGACAACTGATCCGCCGGACCACCAGCACCCATTGCCATATCAACCATCTGCGGAGGAAGGGCCATTAAAACACACCTTTGAACTTTTGCGGACGAGCTATCGGGCTAAAGCCTTTGACCATGCCACCGGCAGCTTTTTTGGCAGGCCCAATACGTTTGACATACTCGTCAAATGACATCGTCTCTGAGTAGTCG